TAAGCCCTCGATTGTTGGGATCAATATGAAGGGTCCGGAAACAACTGAGTATGCGGAGGTAATCGATGATAACGATAAATGATGATATGCCATTATCGGCTGGTATTAAATATAGCGCAGAATATTTTTCCCATAGAATAAAATGCCTGGAAGCTGCATTAGAAGAAATAGAACGTGTTGCTTTAGTCAGCGAAGGTGTGGAGTTTTATGCAATGTTAGCTCGTAAAGGGTTAGATGGAGAGATTAATTATGACGGACTTGGCTAGGCTAGAGGTTGCGATCTATATGCTCGAGGAGAGAATAAAATCCCTCGAAGCTTCGTTGAGAAAGATTAGGGATGTAGCTAAGGTGCATAATGATGTCGAAGAGTCCTGGCATATCGAACAATTAGCAGAAAAAGCTTTAAAGGAAAAAAATGAGCGTGATCCCCAGCCTTGATTTAAACTTTGAGAACAGTCCGACTGTTTGGAAGTTTATACACGATCAAAGTTTCGTTAGGGGCTTGATGGGTCCGGTAGGATCTGGTAAGTCCTATGGTTGTGCAGCCGAGATAATGTTAAGAGCGGTCAAGCAAAAGCCATCTCCTAGAGATGGGATCAAGTACTCACGCTTTGTCATCGTGAGGAATACATATCCCGAGCTACGCACCACAACGATTAAAACCTGGCAAGAGCTTTTTCCCGAGGATGTATGGGGTGGTATGCGCTGGCAACCACCGATCTCGCACCATATCAAGATCCCAACCAGGGGAGATATTCCTGGAATAGATTGCGAAGTTATATTTATGGCGTTATCTTCTCCGCAAGATGTAAGAAAGTTATTATCCCTGGAACTCACTGGTGCCTGGGTCAACGAGGCCAGGGAGCTGCCGAAGGCGGTTATCGATGGATTGACGCATAGAGTTGGCCGATATCCTACAAAATTAGATGGCGGTCCGACCTGGTATGGCATTTGGATGGATACAAACCCACCAGATAGTGATCATTGGTGGCATGAGGTAGCAGAAAAGCATCCAATCAAAGGAAAGTATCCCTGGACATTTTTCAGACAACCAGGTGGCGTATTGCAAGCTTCGCCTGATGAAGTGCCGGATGATAATCCTGACGCCCAGGGCTTTGTGTTTTCTGGGGCAAAATGGTGGCGTATCAATGAAAATGCTGAAAATGCTAACAATCTGCCACCAGGTTACTATCAGCAATTACTTGGCGGTAAGAATGTAGACTGGATTAGATGTTATGCCCAGGGAATGTATACATTTGTCCAGGAAGGCAGACCAGTTTGGCCTGAGTATGATGATGAGCTGATGTCCGGTGATGTGGAGGTAGATCCGTATTATCCAATACAAATCGGTGTAGACTTTGGACTTACGCCAGCTGCTATCTTTGGTCAGCGTACCCAGGGCGGCGCCTGGAAGGTTTGCGATGAGCTTGTTACGTTTGACATGGGCCTGGAGCGATTTGGCCAGGAACTCCTGGGAAGAATAGCAGAACGGTATTCTAAGCATGAAATACTGATATGGGGAGATCCAGCTGGTAACAAACGTGATGAAATCTACGAAGTGACAGCGTTTGATCATCTCAGATCCCTGGGATTTAAGGCACAACCAACAGATAGTAACGCTTTCCAGGTCAGGCGTGAGGCCGGAGCTTCCCCAATGTCCAGGCTTGTTAGCGGTAAACCAGGACTTATTGTTGATAAAAAATGTTTGAGGCTAAGAAAATCTCTTAGCGGTGGGTATTTTTTCAAAAGGCAAAGCCTGGGCGCTGGCCAGGAAAGATTTAAAGATGCGCCAGTAAAGAACGAACATTCGCACTGTGGTGATGCTTTTGGCTATCTTATGCTAGGTGGCGGTGAGCAAAGACGCTTACGGAGAGGCTCGTATGGCACGACTTTCCAACAGGGATCATATACTGCGAATAGCGAGTTTAACGTGTTCTAATGGGCCTTATACAGCTTCCTACGTTTAAAATGAGGCCAGATGAGCAAATCGTGCCACTACAATACAACCATCTTCTAAGCATAGACTTAGGGCCACACGAAAAAGAGTATGCCGATAGTATTTCTGGGTATTTAGATTATGTTTGGGAAAATTCTGAGCATGGCTGGAGCTGGGCAGCTATCGGTCGAGGCAAAGTTATTTGTGTGTTTGGCGTAAGAGATGTTTGGCCTGGCGTAGTGGAGGCATGGTTTATTCCAGGTGAAGGGCTAGAAAATCACACAAGATCTACTTTGATAGGCGCAAGAGCGCTTTTAGCCGAGGTTATGGCTACATCTGGTATCAGAAGGATGCAAATTTTTGTAAAATCGCAACATATGGTGGCATTAAGGTTTGCCAAAGCACTACATTTTGAGGTAGAGTGTAAACACAGAAAGTTTGGCCCAGAGGGGGCTGACTATTATTCAATGGTAAGGTTTGAATAAATGAGCGGTATTTTTGGAAAAAAGAAAGCACCACCAGCGCCAGCGCCAGTTGCTACACCAACAGAAGAAGTAATCGATCGGCAAGAGCAAAGAGCTGAAGCGCAAGAGCAGACCCAAATGCAAAACTTGCAAAGGCGCAGACGTTTACGAAGAACTGGCGGTATGCGATTATTGTTCTCACCTTTGAGACAAGAAGGTGCTGCTATAGATGAAATTAAGAAAAAACTTGGCGGCTAGTTATGGCTAAGAAACCAACTAAGAAAAAGTTTTCTTTTTTCTCCACTAAGCCCAAAAGTATAGATGAGGGTTACGCTCAATATACTGGTATGCAGATTGCAGCCGGAGGTGGGCCACCTGGTAGTGAAAAATTTACGGCCAGTAAGAAAACTACATTTGGACTAAAGCAAGCCAAAGATGATTTCTTAATGGATATTGGCGTTAAGAAAAAAGGCATAGACTATTATGCCAGGCTACCTGACAGGCAAAAACGTAGCCAACAGGCTATGAAAGAGATGCAAGCAAGAATTTTAAAAGGTGACGATGGGCCTAGTAAACCTAGCAAACCCAGAGGTGAAACGGCAGCTGAACGTGCAGCAAGATTAAAAAAAGAAGAGTTAGCTAAAAGAAAAGCTAAAGGCCAGGAAAGACGTAAGAAATTTTATAAACAGAAGGACGAAAGGTTAGCAAAGTTAAAAGCTAAACTTTTGAATTTAGCATGACAAAAATTAAAGACGATCCAAGAGTATATCATAGAGTTGAGGCAGACCCAAAAAGGGCAAGAAACGAGAAGGGTCATTTAGTTGCGGATGACCCTTCTACTCCCGAAGTAAATGAAGCCTGGGAAGGTGGTAAGGCTCCAAAGAAAAAGGCAAACCCTAGTGGTAAAAAAAGTACATCAAAATCCTAAAGGCGGTTTAAACGCTGCTGGTCGGGCCTTCTTCAGAAGGACAACAGGCGCAAACCTTAAACGTCCGGTGAAGAGTGGCGATAATCCTCGCCGAGCGTCCTTCCTGGCTAGAATGGCGGGGAACTCTGGGCCGGAGCGTGATAGTCAGGGGAGACCTACCAGGCTGCTCCTATCCCTCCGAGCCTGGGGTGCTTCCTCAAAAGCAGATGCCAGAAAGAAAGCGGCAGCAATAAGTAAACGAAACGAGAGTAGAAATGCCTAAGTTAAATGTTAAGGAAGTAATGGGGCGTGAGGCAAAAGCTCAAGCTCGAAAAGATGAATGGCGATCAATCTATGAAGATTGTTATGAGTTTGCTTTGCCACAAAGAAATTTATATGGCGGCTATTACGAAGGCAAAACTCCAGGCAAAAACAAAACACAAAGAGTTTTTGATAGTACAGCTGTCAATGCAACAAAGCGTTTTGCTAACAGGATGCAGTCCGGCCTTTTCCCACCAATGCGTAAATGGTGCAGACTAGAACCAGGCTCAGCTGTTCCAGATGAAGATAAAGAACGAGCGCAAGAAATACTCGATGCCTATGTTGATATTATGTTTGACCAGCTCCGGCAAACAAGCTTTGACCTGGCAATGGGTGAGTTTCTCTTAGATCTTTGCGTCGGTACAGCGGTTATGATGATTACACCAGGCGATGAAGTGACACCTGTTCGCTTCTTGGCCGTTCCTCAGTATTTAGTTGCAATCGAGGAAGGTGCTTATGGCACGATTGACAACGTATATCGTAAGCTAAGAATAAAATCAGAAGCCATTAAGAGAGAGTTTCGTGACGTTAAAATAACACCAGAGCTTCAAACAGCGATTGATGATAAGCCACACGAAGAGCTTGACTTATTTGATGCAATAATTTTTGACCAGGAAAGCGGTCGGTATCACTATCATGTGGTTTGGCCGCATAAACAGCAAGAGCTAGTATATCGAGAAATGGATAGCAGTCCGTTTATTGTTGCCAGGTTTAGTAAAACAGCTGGTGAGGTCTATGGCCGAGGTCCGTTAATTGATGCGATTGCAGATATTAAAACACTCAACAAAACAAAAGAATTAATATTAAAAAACGCAAGTCTTTCAATATCAGGCGTATACCTTGCAGCTGATGATGGTGTACTAAACCCCCAGAATATTAAAGTACAACCAGGTGCAATTATCCCAGTCGCACGCAATGGTGGGCCGCAAGGTGCATCCCTGGCTCCTTTACCCCGAGCTGGGGATTTTAACACAAGTCAGATTGTTATCCAGGATCTCACAATGAACATTAAAAAGATCTTGATGGATGATAGTTTGCCACCGGACACAATGAGCGCCAGGTCAGCTACAGAGATTGCCCAGCGCCAGCGTGAGTTGGCCACAAATCTGGGTTCTGCCTTTGGTCGGTTGATGACAGAAATAATGATACCGTTGGTATCCAGGACTTTATACGTTCTTGATCGCCAGGGCTTTATTCGTATGCCTCTCAAGGTAAATGGTGTTCAAGTTAAGGTTGTGCCAGTGTCACCATTAGCAGAAGCGCCAAAAATGGAAGAGGTAAATCAACTTCTTAATTTTATGCAGATTGCTAATGCAATGGGGCCGATGGGTCAAACTGCTTTAAATATATCAGAAATAGTTAATTTTATTTCTGAAAAGATGGGTATCGATGCTAAATTGCTTAACACTCCAGAAGAGCAGCAAGCAATGATGCAGCAAATGCAGCAAGCTATGATGGCTGAACAACAGCCAGAAATGCCAACAGATGAAACTGTTGCCGGAGCGTTGCAATGAGTTCGGCTGAAGGTTGGGAGGGATTATCTCAAGCAAAGCCGGAGCCGCAGAAAGCGGATGACTTAGATATATTATATGGAACATTATTTAAGTCACAGGAAGGCCAAAAGGTGCTAAGTCATTTGAGGCAGATAACAATAGAACAACCATCCTGGTTTCCTGGGGAAGATCCAAGCCAAGGTTACTTTCGAGAAGGTGCGGCTGATCTTGTTAGGTTAATTATCAAAAGGGTGGATAGGAGCGATAATGTCTGAAGAAACAGAAAACACAGAAGCCGCAGAAGCTCAAGAAGCAGAAGCGCCACTTATAAACGTAGATGCGAAAGAAGAAGAGCAACAAGCAGAGGCTCCTATGCCTGTGCATGAACAGCCAGAACAAGAGGAAATGCCAGAAGATGATGGTGAACCTATTGATCGGCCCGATTATTATCCAGAGAAGTTTTGGGATGAAGATGGACCAGATGTTGAAAAGCTTGCAAAGAGTTATGCAGAGTTGGAAAAAGCATTTAGATCCGGCAAGCATAAAGCACCGGAAGGCGATTACGATGTTTCGGATTTGGTTGATCGTGGTCTCGATCTGGAAGATCCGGCTGTTGAGGTATATAAAGACTGGGCTAAACAATATGGCGTTTCTCAGAAAGCGTTTGAGGACTTGGCTAGTCAGATTTTGGAAATGAATGGCGAACAGGCCGAAGATATTGAGTATGACCGAAGAGCTGAAATGCAAAAGCTTGGCGCTAATGCCCAGGAAAAAATTAGTTTTCTCGAGCGTAACATTAAGGGAGCTGATCTAAACGAAGCAGAAAAAACAGCTCTTAGCTATAGCATAAACAATGCTGATAGTATCAATGCTTTGACCAAACTTATCCAGGGGTACACCAATGAAAATATCCCGATCAAACCTGTCGTTGCAGAACCAGAAATGACAGTAACAGATCTTCAGCAAGCCATTGCAGATCCTCGATGGCAGACTGACGCTGTTTGGCGAACCAACATCGAAAAGAAATGGATGGCAGCTAACAACTAGATATTGTTGCAATGTAGGTTGTTTGCGTGTATATGTGGTGTAACGGATAACCGAGCGGCCCGTTTATGTGGTGAATCCACTGGTTGGCGTGACCACTTCCACGCAAGCGACCGCCCGATTACATCGGCTAACGGTAAGCGTTTTATATTAGAAACCTTAAAAGGAGGCTTCTGCTATGGCGCAGAGTATAACCAATGCCTTTGTAACACTATTCGATCAAGAGGTGAAACAGGCATATCAAGGCGAAGCATTGCTTCGTGGAACTATGAGAACACGAACAGGTGTTCAAGGAAACACAGTTAAGTTTCCAAAAATCGGCAAAGGCGTTGCAACGATCAGGGTTCCCCAGACCGATGTGACACCGTTAAACGTCACCTATAGCACTGTCCAGGCGACAATGTCTGACTTTATCGCTGCTGAGTATTCTGATATCTTTCATCAGTCTCATGTTAACTTTGATGAGCGTAGAGAGCTGGTCCAGGTTGTTTCCAAAGCAATAGCTAGACGTATGGACCAAATCTGTATCGATGCTCTTGATGCGGCTTCATCACCGTCAACGGTTGCAACTGGTATTGGTGGTTCTACTTCCAATATGAATGTTGCAAAACTTCGTGCGGCAGCTAAAGCTCTGAACGATAAAAACGTACCAGCTGAAGGTCGTCACTTGTTGATGCACTCTTCTCAGCTTGATGCGTTGCTAGGTGAAACAGAGACAACTAGCTCAGATTTTGCCACCGTAAAGGCTCTTACTCGTGGGGAAATCTCATCGTTCATGGGCTTTAATATAATCACTATGGGTGATCGTGATGAGGGTGGTGTTCCAAAGCCATCTACTCGTTCATGCTTTGCATGGCATGAAAGCTCAATGGGTTATGCCGAAAGTATCTCACAAAAGAGTGAGGTTAATTACATACCTGAGAAAACATCTTTTCTCGTTAGCTCCATGTTCTCAGCTGGCAGCGTAGCGATAGATGACGAGGGTATCGTTAAAATTTCATGTACTGAGTAAGGAGACAGATATATGGCTTTTTCAAGTACCGGTTTCGTAAACTACGGTGGTGGCAAGAAAGGCGATGCGCCTGGCCTCTACGGTTATTCGACAACGGATGCGATTGGTGATGTTAATACGGCTGGCTATTTCAATACATTGTCAGATGTTCTTGCGGTCGGTGACACTATCTTGGTTCGCTCCTCAACAGGGGGCACTCAAGCATTGTCATGGGTCTACGTTGCAAGCAACGCAAGCGGTGTTGTTGACGTAACAGACGGTCTAACAATTACAGCGACCGACTCAGATTAAATAATATGGGGCTGGGCAACTGGCCCCTTATATACATTGGAGGGTTATGATGGCCGTAGGCGATACAGATTTATCTATTTGCTCAGATGCTTTAATCTCGTTGGGGGCTTCGCCCCTTTCTTCGTTTACAGAGGGAACTGATGCAGCCCAGGCTTGCGATCGATTATACCCAGATTTAAAAAATACATTACTTAGCACTTATGTATGGTCCTGGACACTGGCAAAAATCCAGTTAGCCAGGTTATCGGCAACACCAATAAATGAATGGAAATACGCTTATCAAATGCCAGGCGACCATTTAACTGGTGCATTGGCAGTATTTGAAACTGATGGAACAGATCAAAGATCTGTTCGTTATGGTTGGGAGATATATGGCGATGAGCTGGTAACAAATATGGAAACTGTTTTTATTGATTATCAGCAAACCATAGCTGAAGCTAAGATGCCAAACTATTTTGTTCGCCTGTTGAGAACAGCACTAGCAGCTGAGTTAGCGATCGTTATTACAGATCAAGCAGCAAAAGCAGATTATTTTAGAGCATTAGCGTATGGAGGCCCTGGAGAGAATGGTCGAGGTGGGTTGATGCGTGAAGCCATGAACATCGATGCAAGAGGTCAATCAACGCAAATTATTGAGGACTATTCTCTAATTCAAGTGAGGCAGTAAATGCGTGTTACTCAGTTTCAAACAAACTTTTCTGTTGGTGAATTAGATCCGCTATTACGAGCTAGGACAGATCTATCTCAATATCAAAATGCCCTGGAAGAAGCGACAAACGTTATTATACAGCCTCAAGGCGGTCTAAAACGTAGAGATGGTTTAAAGTTTATTCATAACTTTGGCACAGGCTTTACAGATTTTAAACTAATACCTTTTGAGTTTAGCGTTACAGATAGCTTTCTTTTGGTGCTGGTTGTTGGCCGTATTTATGTATTTAAGGCTGGTGTTCTGCAAGCAAACATAAACGGAACAGGTAATGATTATATAGCTGCTTCAGATATTACAGCGGCTATGCTTGATGAAATTACCTATACTCAGGCGGTTGATACACTTATTCTATGCCATGAAGATTTGCAGACAAAAAGACTTGTTAGAAACACAGATACAAACTGGACGTTAGAAAACTTACCTTTAACGAATGTGCCGCAATATGCTTATGCTTTAAGTACACACTCACCAAATTTTACAATTACCCCCAGCGCAGTATCAGGAAACATTACAATAACAGCTTCGAGCGTAACGACAGATACCGGAACTGCCCAGGCTGGGGGTGCTAGTACAATTACACTCAAAGCCTCATCTGCATACTCATCTAATGATCAGCCTAACGGAATGTCTGTAACTCTTACTTCTGGAACTGGGGCCGGTCAGTCTAGGTTTATTGATGATTATGTAGCGTCAACCAAAGTGGCTACAGTATACCCAGCCTGGACTACACAGCCGGACAACACAACAGGATATAAGGTTGAGGCTTTTTCAGCGGCAAGTGTTAATGAATTTGCCCAGGTAGATACTACTTTTGGACGAGCCAGGTATGTAGAGTTTGTTAGCGCAACAGTAATGAAGGCAGTCACAGAAGTTCCGTTCTTTGATACAAGTGGCGTTGTGGCTGGTAATTGGAAAAGTGAGCATGGCTATGAGGACGTTTGGAGCAGCACTAGAGGCTGGCCAAAATCAGCTACGTTCCATGAGGGCAGATTATATTTTGGTGGATCAAAGTCCAGGCCTAATACTATATGGGGATCAAGAGTTATTGATTTCTTTAACTTCGATCCTGGCACTGGATTGGATGA